GGCGTTTCTGGTGCTGGTGTATCTACAGTGTCGGGTGCGACAACTTCATTTTCCATCACTTCATCCTTTTCATTTGTTCCAAAGTCATCTTAATCATCTCTTTGCGCTCCGGCATGGGCCTGTTATGCAGCCGGTTTGCCATCTCTACGTTTAATCCACTCATACGCATGGGCGCAATTGGTGAGCCAGGCCGGTCAAACTCCTGCACTGTGGCGACTTGGCCCTTAAGCCTTTCGCGCTGAATTTCCTTTTTCTTGTTCCACTCTTGTTGAGCATACTTTACATCAGAATGGCCCATTTCGATGCTGTCGGTGGCTTTTAAATGCTCCCGCCACTGCTTGCGCCCTGAAATCATTACGCCGTCTGGTGATCTGAATGGCTCAATGTCGCCCATTACAGTGGTCATTGTCTCGCTGCGATATGAGCCAGCCTCGTATGGCTCGCCGCCGCCAGCAGGGTAAATCCATGTGCGCCTCATAACATCTCCAAAATCATTGCAACATCGTCATCGTCTTGCTTGAGCCTGACTTTAGCTTGTAAATCTTTGACCCGCAGCATTAGCGCATCATAGTTAACTTGTTTACTTAACGCAACATCTATCGTTTGCTCTGGTGAGGATGTTATTTCTTCCCGCACTTCTGGCGGCAGACCAAACAACGCTTCTCTAAGTTTTAGCTTGCGCTGCGCCTCGACTTTTTGGTCTTTGGCCCACTGTGCATCACGTTTTTTCTCATCAAAGCCAAAGTGACCGCCAATTGGGGCTTCAGGTGGTGGTGGCGCTGCGCCTGCGCCTACAGTGGCAAATGGCAATTCCGCAAATGCAGCATAGCCAAACATTTAAGTTCCCCAATTAGCCGACAATCCATCTGCGTAATTTTTGTTCACAATGTCCGTGCCGCCGGTTGGCGCAGTGGAGATTGTGCCAGTGGTAGTGGTCAATAATGTTGCTGTCACGGCTTTTGGCGTAATGCCGCCAATGACCAGATTATCCAAAGTTCCCGCACTTATTGGCGCTATCTCAACCGATCCAGTGCCACTTGGCTTCATGTGGACATGGCCCGTACCTGTTGGACTAATGTCTATTTGAGCATTTGCGCCGTTAAGGTTAGTCGATACGTTCAGGGAAATATTGTCGCCGCCGCCTGCGCCCATGCTCAATTGCGTTGTGCCTGCGGAATTTTTTAAGGCCAAACCGCCCGAATTGGTGGCCTGGACTACCGGCGTTGTGACTTTGGTGAACGTAACATCCGTGCCGCTGGTGATTGCTACGCTTGAAGGTAGCGTGACAAACACATCCTTTGTGCCAGCCGCCAGGTCAAGTTTTGCGCCCGTGGAGGAGGAGATAACAGTCGTTCTTGCCAGCGTCCCGCCGTAATACGTCCCGATCCCCACTTCCCACTGCGTACCGCCAGCAATCGTGTAATAAGTGGTGTTGTTGTTGCCAATGACCGCAAACGACTGAAACCCATCAACCGAGCCATCGAGGGTGATTGTCCCTGTGCCCGTTGACGTTGAAGTCTGTCTTACCCTGTCAGCAAGGGCTAGGCTCATGCTGTCTCCACACCAATCACTAGGCCGTCAGCACCCCTAACCACTTTTTTGGGCGCATTCAGCTTTTGCATAGCCATGCCAATGTTTTGCATTGACTCGCCGTGCATGTTAGCCATCTGGTCGTGCATCATGGCAATTTTGTCCATTGCCGTCAAAATTGTGCCGCCTAGCTCGTTGGTTATTTGAGCAGCCGCTGCTTCAACCACAGGAAGATCGACTCCAGGGTTGCTACTAATCCGAGCCACCATGATTTTAGTCGCTGCTTCCAACTCTGCTTTGAATCGCTCATATTCTTCCCTTCCGGCCATTTCTCTGGCCTTGATCTGCATTTCGGTGTTCTGCTTGGCAGTCGCTAACTCAGCCCTCATTTGCTCCAATTGCATATCTGACTGCATCTTCATCTGCTGCAATTGCATATCTAGCTGGGCCTTAGCCTGCGCCATCTGTGCATCTGCCTGCATCTTCATCTGATCTGTTTGGGCTTGAGCCTGCATCTTCATTTGCTCAGACTGTCCAAGCGCTTGCATTTTCATCTGTTCAGGATCAGGCTGTGGCGGCATTTGCTTGGCTTGGTCTGCCTTGTCTTGCAGCGCCTTCATTGCTCGCTCTACAGCCGACTCTAAACTTCTGCCAGCCCTATACCGGCGCACCAAGAACAGCAACATCTCCGAGGCCATTGGCAAAGTCTCTGGAGCACCGCCAATCATGGGAATTGCTTCACGCAAGAATGCGCCAATAGCCGCTATTGCCTCTTGTGCGCCTTGTTTCTCGGCTTGTTCGTCAATCTGGGCCAGGCTGTCAGCCTCGACTGCAATGTGGAAGTCGCGGATTGTGCTGTTTGACAGCATCTGGATCGCAGCTTGCAACATTTGCGGGTCTTGACCATCTGGCGTATTCATTACGCCCGACATCTCGACAATCAACTCAGGCGGGTAAAACTTACAGATAACTTGCGCTTTGAGCTTAAAGATTTCCGTAGCAAACCGCGCCACATCGCCCTGGCTACTTCTTAGTCGCAAGCTGCCAAAGTTAGCTTTAAGCTGCTGTGCGCCAAGAGTCTCCGTTGCCTTGGATGAGCCGCGCAGAATGTCCGAAATACCCATGATTTCGTAGATTGACTGCTTGACTTGCTCCCGTGATGCGTACAACTCGCGCAGCGTAATGATGATCTGCGAGGTGTCCATCATGTCGATAGCACCCTTCAGCCCACCCTTTTCGCTCATTGCTGCCCATGCAGTCACAGGGAATAGCTTGTTATCTACGCCCTCACTGAACATCCGCGCCAACTCTTTAAACTCAGCGTTAAACACACCGACAGCCTTGCATGCCTTGGTCAGCAAGTAAATGCGCTGTGTCAGATTGTCTAGCTCTTGCGCCTGATCCTCGTATTCGCAATAGTCAGGAATCGGGATCAATGAGCCGGTGGTCGTAGTCGCCATCAGCGGTTTGGGGCATGGGAAGAAGCCTTCAAGCTCTAGCGGGTCATCTACTTCATCCAGTGACAGCGGGTAATTCTTAGCTACCCAGCACACCTTAAACGTGCGCTTGTTCCAGATTTCAAAGACTTTTGCCTTTTTCTCATAGACAGTCTTAGCCGTCATTGGATTTTTGCTGTCTTCGTCCGTGTTTTGTGAGGACAATCCAACATTCTTGAACACATCGCCAAAGCGCTCAATGCCTTCTTCTTTCGTCATGTAGACGGCACGGGCAACCCACCAGACTTCATCCCATGTCCGCGCTGGGCTGTGAATAAAGTCGCTCCAGTAGACGTAATCCACAGGGCTGTGAGCAGAATCAATTGACTCGCCCGACTCTTGCACGTTTGACAGTGAAGTCTCTGCTGATTCTTCCAGCGCCTCAACCATTTCAGACTGACCGACAATGGTAGGCTCGTAACGAATCCATGCCGTGCCCCGACCTGGCAACAGCCGGTCTTGCACGGCGTTGGTCATTGCGCTGTCAAAGTCGTTGAATTGCGTTGTTTCGTACTCGATCACTCGCTCAAGCATTGTGGAGGCCAAGCGCCCTACAGGGTCTTGATCCATATATCGGCGTGAAACTTCTGGCTTGGCTTGCCGCCCGTACAGGCTGGGCATCAATACCTGAATGTTTGACCACAGGATATTGAACTTCATCCGTGGCATCTCGATGGCATCGCGCTCATCGCGGTAGCGCTTAACAACCTTGTGGCCGCGCTTCTCCCACTTTTCAAACACCTTTTCGGCGTTCTCTATCTGGTCGTGCCAGTAAGGGCCAGGGTCTTCGCCCTCGTATGCGCCGTTTTCTTCGTAAGCCATTAGAAGCCAGCAGCAAAGAAGAACGTCACATCAAGCGTACCGCCTTCTGTTGCATGCAGGCTAGTGCCCACAGTTGCTGGGAATCGGTGAAAGCCAATGGCCGGAGTAATCGTGCCCGACATGACAGTGCCGCTAGAGCCACCATCCTTAAGCACCAAAGTGCCGGAACTTGTGCTGTTGACGTAAAAGCCAATTAACTGGCATGGGCCGGTGGTTACATCGCCTGTTGCGGTGATGTTTTTGTATGCACCGCATTCTGCTACTGGCTGGCTCATATTCGCTCCTGTTTGTGAGTAGTCTCAAATTCCCACATCTCATCGAGAGTAATGGTTTGCAGGGTTTTGCCTTTAGGTGGCGTTTGGTCTTTGTTGTCTTGCCGGTAGGCCACTGCTAACATTCTAAACGCATCTGCTGGATGTGAGCACCAGTCATGGCGAGGATTTTGCCTAAAAGCCTTCTTATCCTCATCATATTCTCTTTGGTACTGTCTCAGCGCTTCTAGCCCTTCATCGCAGCTAGGGTCAAAATAGCACTTGGGCAGCACCATCCGCACCGCCTGAATGCCGTCCTGAATGCCAATGTCCGGCACAATCGCCAGCTTTGCCATGCCGCCCAGATGCGCCGCCAGTTGCTCGACAATTGACTTACCGCCTGATGCCAGCGTCTTTGCTCGTGCGTCATGCGGTAAGTAATGGCGGGTGTAGCGGTAGCCTTTGTTAACCACCACCTCCGCAATCTCCTCAATGCTAGCGCCTGAGACTGCGTAATAGTCCATGACCCTGATCTCGCCCCTGACCACCTGATAAAACCAGATCGCCGTGTCATCCCGATAGCCCAAGTCCCATGCACTAAAAACAGGGCTTTCAGGCTCAAAAGGCAAATCCCTGATCCGGCCTTCTTCATCAGCAAGGCGCATCTCTTGGCCGTAGTAAGCGCCAAGAATGGCCGCATCAAAGCTGCACTCATACTCTTGATCGTACTGGTCTTGGCTTAACTGATCGCGAGCGTCTTTCAATTCCGAGTCAGGCAGCAGCTTGGACACTGAGGCTGGCAGACGGGTCAGAAACCAGCCTGGCGTAGCTTGGCTAACCCTGTAAATGTCATGGAACTGATTTTTTCCCTTCGGCGTGCCCCCAAAAACGGCCCAGCCGAGGCGATCACTCAAACACGGTCTTACGACATTACCCCATACGCTAGGCTTAAAGTCGCCGTATTCGTCAAGGTAAACCCCGTTAAAACCCAGCCCCCGCATGGCATCAGCATTGTCTGAGCCAAACAGCATGATCTTTGCGCCGTTAACTAGCTCTACCAGCAAGTCAGCCTCGTTGGTGTTTTTGGTGATTGGCGCTGCGTAGTGCTTTAAATAGTCCCAAGCCACCCGTTTGGCCTGGCTACGGAACGGGGCAATGTAGGCATATTGAGCCATCTTGTCGCCAGTAATCGCCCGTTTGATGATGTCGTTGATGGCTGCGACTGTCTTGCCAGCCCTTCGATGAGCTACCAGGCAAGCCCATCTGTCTGTTCTATTGTGGAACGGCATGAAAGCGTCCCGTGGGCAGTAAGGCAGGATTATTTCCCGTTTGCCCATGTCACCACCATTTCAATCGGGCCATCGTCTGCGCCAGTGTGCTCTGTCCTTGCCAGCTTGGGCACATGGTATTCAATCACGCTCTGAAATAGCTCAAAAGCCTTGGCTGGGTTTGGCTTAACGTCATTCTCAGGATCGCCCTTAGCGACTGCATCAAGCCACTCAGCTAGTCTAGGTGCATTGTCATCAACAAACAGCGCTATGGCCTCTCTAGCCTGTGCTGTGACCTTGTTTGGCACACCCGCTGATCTCCCACCATACTTGGGTCTAGTTTTAACTACTTTAGTTTCATCAGTCATACTAATGTTCTAGCCCGCTTATCGTTTAGCAAACTTACCACTGTTAATCTTGCCCAACATGCCTTCTCCGTACTTTCTTACTGCCGCCTTTTTAATGACGTATTCGCCACCTTGTAAAGCGCCGTAGCCGTCATCTGGGCCTTGTGGGTCTGGGCCGGTTAGGTGGTTTCTGTTAACCCTGCCGCCGTGAGCATATTGCCCTTCGCCAAAGCCGCCAGCCGGTGAATTGCTTGAAGGGTCAGCGCCTGCGCTGCTTTGGTCTGAAATGCTTTGTGTTTGCGCTGCTGCTGTGTCTGCGGCAAGTGCGTCTTGCATTGATTGCATTGCAGCAGCAACTCCTGCTTGTTGGTCTGCGCCAAATGAAGGCGCATTTGGTGAGTTAACTAAAGCGTAAGTCCCCGCATCTACTGCTGGCGCAGGCGGCTGCGATCCAAATAGGGTGTTTAACCCTTTTACAACCATGCTTGTAGGGCTATAAGACACCACTTCTGTTAAGAAATTGTCTAGCTTCTTGCTACGCACACTTTGATCTTCAAAACTTTCATTAGCTATAAAAGGACTAACAGTGTGAACGTTGTTATCCCTGTCATACGGGTTTTGTGCTAACTCATAATTGCCAAACTGCTTAACAGGTGCTTTTGTGGTGTTGCCAAGCAAAGATGGCGTTCCTTGACCCAATGCTAGGTTTTGCAAATAGTTAGGGTCATACGGGCTTAACGCTTGGGCAAGTTGTTGTTCAGTCGCCAT